CCGACCCTGCACCGGCTCCGTCCGGCTTGGCACCGGCGCCCACCCCGGCCGGCCCTACCAACCCTGCGGCCGCCCCGGTAGGGGGGGAGGGGGTCAGCCAGGCTGGGGGGCTGGAGAATGGGCATACTTCCACCGCCTGTGGTCAAATTTTGCAGTGCGAGGTACTGGCTGGTGGGCCTGCCGTAGTCGCTGAGGCTCATTTAAGCCTCCCTGCCGATTCGCTGTCGCTCATCGGTGCCTCCCCTAAGGGGGAGGTGGAGGGGGTTGGGGCAGGTCGTCAAGACGGAAGTATTAGCAGTGCTGATGCTGAGGTGGTTAAGGTAGAAGAATGTTTGGGTGGGTGGCCGGCGGAGGTGGAGGGAGTGGTGGGGATTAGGTGCCGGAACAAGTGGTATGTGGAGGTGCAGGTGGGGGAAAAGAAGTGGGCAAAGGCTGAGATTGGCGGGCGGGTGCTGACGTATGCGGAGAGGAGGATGGTGCGGCGGGTGTGGGTCAGTGCGGATGGGCGGGATGCGGAGTATGAGTTTATGGATAAGCCCGTACCTGTGCCGGTGGTGGAGCCGCAGCCGGAGCCTGCAGTTGACCTCATACCTGCCCTGCTGTCGGAGGAGTCCGTTTCGGAATTGCCGGCTATTCCCTCGCTGCCGGGGCCGGTGACGTTCTACAACCCGTCTGCGACTGATTTTATGGAGCAGGCTAGGAACGCAGCATATGCCGCCTACACCCGATGAGCCTTAAGAAAAACCCGCACAGTCCCAAGAAGAGCTACCAGCCGCAGAAGCTCATCAATGCAGTGGCCCAGGCCACGATTGAGACCAAGGGGATCGGCCTGGCGAAGCACGGCCTGCTCAAGGACGTGAGCCGGGATGACCGGCTGATGCTCCAGCGGGTGGTCGGGATGAGCGTCGAGGAATTCAACCAGCGGTTGATGGGCAAGCTTGACTGCTTGGCCGACAAGATCCTCGACCGGATGCTGGATACGGTGGACGAGACCCCGCTCAACAACCTGGGGTTCAACCTGTCCGTGGCGATGGACAAGCGTCAGCGGATGGCCGGCGCGGCTGCGGTGGGCAACGCCAACGTCAACATCCAGGTCAACAACTACGGGTCGATGAGCAAGGAGGAGATCCTTGCCAAGCTGACTGGTAAAATGGCTACGGCGGACGTTTCTCAGCCAGCCCCCGCGACTGTGGAGGCTGAAGTAGTAACGCCCGCCGTAACTAAGCCTAGCCGCCAGCAGATGATGGCGGAGGCGCTGAAGGAAAATGACCCTGCTTAGGCTTTGGATCGGTTGAGGTAGTGATGCACCAGCTCACGCTTGATGCCCACTACCTCCGCGATCCGTTGCTGAGTCATCCCGTTTTGGTAGAGTTGGAGCACCCTGGTACGCAGTTGCCCGGCTTGCGCCCGACTCCTGCGTCCATAGGTTTTTTCTAGGCCCTCCCGGATCTTCCGCTCGGTCTCCTTAACCTCGTAGCGGCTGGGTTTGGCGATAATCGGACTCATACCTTCATCAGCCAGAACTGGTGCTGGGTGGACGGCAGGATGACCGCCTCCCGGCGGAAGATGGTGTAGAACGCATCAATCGCCAGCCGTGGGTTGTCCAGCGGGTTGGCCTCCTGCCGGGGCTTCTCCGTCCACGTGTAGTCATCGAAAGCCAAATACCCACCCGGCTCTAGGAGCTGCCACGCCAGCACCGCATCCGTCAGCACATCCTTGGCTAGGTGGCTACCATCCACGTAGATAAAGCTGTAGCCAATGGACATTCCTGTACGCTCCCATCTTTTGTGTTCTGCGACCAAATCACTGAGAGCCTGCGTAGATGTGCAGCAATCAACTTCAACGATTTCCGATTGCTCGTAGTTCACGTTATCGCGAAATCGCTCGAACACGCGTTGCATATCAACGTCCTTGTGTTCAGCGCCGCCTTTCCACGTGTCGATGCAGTGGATCATCTCAAAGCCCATATGGTCCAGCATCCAGCAGGTAGCCTGACCCTCGTAGGCTCCGATTTCGATAGCTGTACGGAACGTAGCCTTCCTTGGCAGCAAGTTGTTGACGAAGTTGGTCTCCGCCGTTTGCTGAAACCAAGTGTTGGTGAACTCCCTCACTTGGCTGCCTCCTTCTGGGCAAGCATCTCAGCCTTGATGGCCTTGATCTCGTCCTTCCGCCACGGCTCGGACAGCATCTCCAGAAGCTGCGGGGTCTCGATGGGCAGGGCTACCTTGCCCGAGTGGGCCATAATGAGCTTTGTATCGACGTGGATGTCGATACCCGCCTTCTGCACTAGGTCGCAGAACCAGTAGTCTTCTGAGACAAACACGTTGGGCTCGTCGTACTTGAGGTCGATCAGCCGCTTTATGCGCTCGACCATAATGTCGTTGTTTTTGGCCGGCTCACCCAGCGTCTCACGGATGGACTCTAGCCGGCGCTCCGGCGTTCCCGGACCCTGCAGCCCCATCGGGAAGAATTCGTGCAACGGATGCGGCGGGTGATTGGGGTCAACTAGGATGCCCCGGCGCCAAGAGTTCAGCTCCGCAATGCGCTTGAAGACGCTCATCTTCATCTTGGAGAAGCCCAAGGCCGACCGGGACACCTTCTGAAGGCCCTCTTCGTTGGCCTGCTCGCCGGGAATCAAGTGCATATGCCAGTGGGTCTTCAGCGACCGGGTGGCGTAGATGGCGCAGACGATGTCCACGTCGTGCTTGAGCAGCCGCAGGATGGCCCCAGCCGTCACGTCCTCGCCGTGTTGCTCGGCCAACACGTCCTTGTCCCACCAGATGATCTCGTCGAACCGATGCTCAAAGGCGTAGGCCACCAGTTCGTTCCGCGCCTGCTGCACCGCCGGCCCTTCCAGAAGGCACCAGTCCAGTTTTACGTCAGGAATCTTGGCGGCAGCCAGTTGCAGGCTGGTCTTGAAGTAGCTGCGAGGGATGTCGCCCTTCAGCGGCGTGGCAATAAGGATGCGTTTCATAGGCACGGCCACTATGCCCGACCGAGGAGCCTGCGAGAACCGCAAAGTCGGGCAGTACTATGGATATTAGAGCGTCTTATACCCAATGCTGGCGATTAGTTTCCGCTTTTCTGGCCGCCGGCCTGTCCTACCAAATGGCTATGGTAACGAAACGTTGCGTAGATGAGTGGCTGATTGAGCCGGACGTGGAAGGAGCGCGGGAATATGCCCGTTTGTCGATCATTGCCGAGCCCGCCGGCCTCAACGTGGACGGCCAAGGCCTGATTCCGTGGGAGCAGCTCCTTTCCGCCCGCCAGTCTTACGCCGTAACCCTCAAAAAGCGCAATGCCACTCGGTGACGTACACTTCGCGGACGATTTCCAGCCGACTTTTGGCATCCCGTGGGTGCCCATTCCCGAACGGGAAGAGTTGGCGACCTGGCCGCAGCAAAAGCTGATCGAGTACCTCGCTTTCCGCGAGCAACGGAACAAGGAAGCCCTTGATAACCCGGTAGGAGCAGGCTGGACGCTGCCGATGTGGCAGGAAGTGATGGCAAACTGGGGCAAGTACCAGAATCACGTAATCCTCGGCGGCAATCGCTCGTCCAAGTCCATCTTTGCCAGCCGTCTTTGCGTCTGGGCTGCAGGCACCATCCCCTCAGCGGAAATCCGCACCTACCACGTAAACGAAGACCGCAGCATCGAGGATCAACAGCGGATGATCTACGATGCCCTTCCCATTGGCATTCGGCGTCTGCCCACCAAGAAGGGCCTCAACCACTCTGTGCAGTACAGCCAAAAGAACGGCTTTACCGACAACATCTGCATTTTGCCTCCGCTCTCCGGTTCCGTCCGTGGCGGCTCAGTCAAGTTCTCCAACTACCGAGCCTACGCTAACGACGCACAGATTGCTGAGGGCTACAGGGCACATCTTATCTGGTGCGACGAGGAGTGTCCGCAGAAGATGTGGGAAACGCTCCAGTACCGAACGAGCGACTTTCACGGACGCATCCTGCTGACGTTTACCACGCTGACTGGTTGGACTCCGCTAGTACAGGACATCTTGGGCAAGACGAAGACCATCAAAAAGCGGTTTGCCCCACTGGTTGGCAAGGAGCTGCCCATTATGCAGGAGTCGCTGTCCCGGCCCAACACGGCGATCTACTACTTCTGGACCGAGGACAACGCCTTCCTCGATACGTCCGATTTCACCAAGAAGCTGCTGGGTCGCCCCAAAGATGAGGTTTTGGCCCGCGCCTATGGCATCCCCACCAAGGCCATCACTTCCGTGTTCCCAGGATTCAATAAGGAGGTTAACGTCATCCCGTATGAAGCATTACCTTTCGTCCGTGACCCAAGCTATCCGGTCACTCGGTATATGGCTTTGGACCCTGCTGGATCGAAAAACTGGTTTATGCTCTGGGTCGCCATCGATGCCGCCGGCACCTGGTGGGTCTACCGCGAGTGGCCCGACTACGACGACTGGGCGCTCCCCGGCAGCGGAGCCGAAGGCAAACCCGGCCCCGCGCAGAAAGGGTCCAAGAAAGGCATCCGTGACTACGTCGAGCTTATCGAGCAATGTGAGGACGGTGAAACGATTCAAGAAAGGCTCATTGACCCGCGCCTCGGTGCAGCGGAAAGGCAGTCAGCGGAAGGAGCCACCACCATCATCTCCGAGCTGGACGACGTGGGAATGACGTTCATTCCCGCCCCAGGTGTGGAAATCGAGAACGGCCTGCAGCTTATCAACGGGCTCCTGTCCTACGATGAGAGTAAGCCCATCACCGCGCTCAACGGTCCCCGCCTTTACATCGCAGATCGCTGCCAGAACCTTATCTATTCGATGAGCGAATATACCGCTAAGGGCGGTAAGGAAGAGGCGACCAAAGACCCCGTGGATTGTCTGCGTTATTTGCTGGTCGCGAACTGCGAGTTTATGGACCCGAATACGGTCGAGCAAACAGACAACCGGACGTGGAGCTATTAACTTGCCTTACAAGGGGGTTGCGAATAGCGCCCTAAGCAATGAGTTCCATCGACTCCATCCAGACTTCCGTCCCCAACGACCCCGGACTGCAACTAGCTCCTTCTGGCGAAGACGCTCCTGATTTTAACCTTCTACGCAAGGCTTTTGAGGACTGCGTCCGCGACAACCAGCCCTACATCGACCAGTGCCGACAGAACTACCAGACCCGTTACGCCATCTGGAACGGCCAATCGGCTGACGGGAAGAAACATTCCCGCGAGGGCAGCAAGACCAGCCCGACGCCTTGGGACGGCGCGTCCGACCTGCGCGTTTTCCTTGTTGATAACATCATCAACAAGAAGGTGGCGATGGAGTGTATGGCCTTCCAGCGGGCCAACCTGTCAGCGGTGCCCGTGGGCACCAACGATATGGAGCGGTCCAACCTGGTGACCAACTTTATGCGCTGGCTGATCCAGACGCAGATTCCCGAGGTGCATCGGGAGGTCGAGATCGCCTCCAACTATATGAACGAGAAGGGACTGGCCGTGATGGGCCAGTTCTGGGAAAAACGCCGGGAGAAGGTACTGGTCAACGTCCGTCTGGAGGATCTGCAGCTCCAGTTCCCGCAGATCGACATTGTTGCCCTTATCGAGGACAAGGCTGCCGAAGAGGATTTGAAGTCCATCTTCGAGGAGCAGTACGGGTGCAGCCGGGCCAAAGCGACCAAGATGCTCAAGGAACTGCGGAAGACCGGCGAGACCAGCGTGCCGGTCGAGGGGCCGGAGCGTTCCTACCCGGTCCTGCGGGCGTTCAACCTAGATGAAAACCTGTTCATCCCGTCCTTCTCGCTGGATTTGGAGCGGGTGCCCGGCATCTACCGCGTCGAGTACTTTACGGCCGAGCAGCTTCGCCAATTGGTGCGCGACGACGGCTGGGACAAGGACTGGGTGGAGAAGGCGATTGAAACGCAGCGCGGCCGGCTGATCACCATCAGCCCATCCGAGTATATGCAGCCGATCAGCCGCTCGTTCGTGTACACCCAGCAGCGGTTCACGGACAAGATCGGCATCGTCTACGCCTACCAGCGGCTGTCAGACGAGGATGGTGTGCCCGGTATTTACTGCACGGTGTTTCACCCGCAGATGCCGCCCGACGACAAGCAGCCTGGCTTCGCCAAGCACGGCCTACTTGGCTACGCCCACGGCGAGTATCCGTTTGTCCTCTATCGCCGCGAGTACCTGAGTCGCAAGCTGCACGACTCCCGAGGGCTGCCGGAGCCGGGCAAACCTTGGCAGGATCAGATCAAGGCGCACAAGGACAGCCGGATTGACGCTGCGTCCCTCGCCATCCTTCCTCCCATCTGCTACCCGCAGGGCCGCCCGCCGGGCCGCTGGGGTCCGGGTGCGCTGATCTCCGAGCGCCGGCCCAACGAGTATCACTACGCCGACCGGCCGATCCCGGATATGAACACGGAAAACTCCGAGGCCCTCTTGGAGTCGTCGTTCAAGGAGTACAACGGCTTTGCCGCACAGAAGGGCGATCCGTCCATTGACCCCATCTACAATCAGTGGGAGATCAACAAGTTCCTGACCTGCCTGTCCAAGAGCTTCCGCCAGATCTGGAAGCTCTACAAGCAGTACGGCAAAGAGCAGGTCGTCTTCCGCGTGATGGGCGTCAAGGACGCGGACACGATGATGTTCGAGAAGGGTGACGTGAATGAGGAGTTCGACTTCTACCTCTCTTGGGACGTTCAGAGCACCGACTTCAAGTCGATGGCGGAAAAGTGGACGGCGATTATTCAAGGCGCCCAGTCCCTCGACCGTGATGGCGTCTGCGATTGGTCGGCGCTCTTCCAAGCGTTTGTCTCCTCCATCGATCCCAACATTGCCGAGCGCATTATCCGCCCGGTCAAGGCGGGCCAACAGCAGGTGGTCAACGACGAGCAGCAGGATCTCGCGCAGATCTTTGCTGGTATCCCGAAGAACATTCGCATTGGCACGCCGCCGCAGCTCGGCCTCCAGGTCATTCAGCAGTACCTGCAGCAGCCGGATGTCCAGCAGCGGTACGGCCAAGATCAAGCGTTCCGCGAACGCATCGACGCCCGAGCCAAACAGTACCAGTTCCAACAGCAGCAGCAGCAAAACGCCAGCATCGGCCGCCTAGGCGCCCAGATGCCTGGACCAATGCCGGCCACCACCTCTCCTCGTAATGCCTCCTCGTAAACGCAATCTCCTCACCGCCCGCGAACGGGTCGAACGGCTTCAGGTCTCCCTGGTGCGCCTTGCGCCCACCGAAGCGTTTCAAGAGTTCATCGACCACCTGCGCGAGATCCAGCGGAACACGATGCTGGATCTGATGAACGACGTGACCGTTGGCGACGAGAAGCTGACCGCTGCCGCCATTGGCGAACTGCGGGCCTATGAGGCTATCATCAACCTGTTTGATGACTATGTAGCCACGCAGGTGCAGCAGGCAGTTGCGGACGAGATGCCATAAGGCAGCCTAATACCGCTTGACATAGGGGCGGGTTATTATCACGGCTGATGGCACTGGGCACCCGCCCTGTCCTGCCCTTGGGGGCATAAACCCATGTCTAACGAAACAGTTCCCGCTCCTTCGCAGCCAGTTGAAGCGCCCCCGGCGCCCGAGACGAAAAGCGATGCACCAAACAGCAATCTGAGTGTAGCTCAGGCCGCGCAACGTCTGCTCAATATGCAGGCGGAAAACGCACAAGCCCAAGCTAAACTAGCGGAACAGGTTGCACAGCCCGAAAAGGCTGAAGAACCCGCATCCACAGAAGCGGCACCCGCCGAGTCTGTCGAACCCGAGGCCCCCGAGCCCGAGGCGCAAGCCGAGGACACGGAAGCCGAGGATGATTCAGTTCCTTCTCAGATTCCGCCAGAGGTCCAGAAGAACATCAACAAGCGCATCGGCAAGGAAGTCGCCAAGCGCAAGGCCCTTGAGGCCCAGTTGAATGAACTCAAACTGGAGATGGCCCGGCAATCTCAGCAACAGCAGCAGGCGCAACCTGCTCCGGTGCCGATTGCCCCGTTGCCGCAAGGCACGGTGCCACTCGCCCAGATTGAGGATTTCAACGGTCTCCAGTCCCTGGCCCAACAGGCCAAGGAAGCCAAGCGGTTCGCGCAGCAGCAGCTCGCCAAAACCAACTTTGAGCCCATACAGCTCGAAGGACAGGTGTTGGATCGGGAGGCGCTGAACACCATCATCATCAACGCTGAAAAGACGTTGGAAGATGATATCCCTGCCCGGACGCAGTTTCTGCAGCAACGCAATCAGGCTCAACAACTTGCCTACGAGAAGTTCCCCTTCTTAAAAGACAAGTCCACTCCCGAGTATGTCGCGGCCCAGCAGGCTTACCTGCAAATGCCGTGGCTGAAGAACCTTCCCAATGCGGAATGGATTATCGGGGTGCAGATTGAGGGGCTCAAAGCGTTGCAGGCTAAGGAGAAAGGTAAGGCCAAGCCTACAAAGGCCGGCGTTATCCCCTCCAGCAAGCCGCCCAGCAGTCAAACCGTTGCCACTTCTGGAAGTTCCGAAAGCCGCGTTCCTGCTTCCACGAAGTCGGCGACGCAGGTTGAGGCCCTCCGGCAGCATCTGTCAAAGAAGGGTGGAGTCACGACAAACGAAGCAGTCCAATTCCTCCTGGCCCGAGAAGCGGCCAAACAAACTCGTTAAACATTAGTTTATGGCTCTTAGCACTACTTACAACGTCGCGGGGGATCGTGAAGATCTCACCGACTTCCTTACCATCCTCGCCCCCGAGGATACCCCGAAGGTCTCCACCTTCGCGAAGACCAAGCGGATGACCAACGCCTATCAGGAGTGGCAGGTTGACTCCCTTTCGCCCGTCAGCTTTAGCGGCGTGCTGGAAGGTCAGGATGTCCTCGCCTTCTCCAATCAGGCCGTCAACCGCGCCCGTATCGGCAATTACGTCCAGCAGTTCCGCGAGCAGTGGATGGTCTCCCGCTTGCAGGAGGCTTCGGATGTGGCCGGTGTCGCCAGCGAGGTCGCGAACGCCAAGATGAAGGCGATGCGCGAACTGAAGCGGTCCATCGAGGCTTGCATCGGTTCCGACAATGATCGCCAGCAGGAGGCGCCGCCGTCCCCGTACAAGCTGCGCGCTCTGGGCAAATGGATCAGCGCCACCCCCGGCACGGACGTCCCTGCGGCGTTCCGCACGCCCTCTGGCAACATCGACACCACGGCGACCGGCTCCCTCGGTGAGTCCGCGTTCAACGACGTGTTCCAGTCGATCTTCCAGCAGGTCGGTGGCCGCCGGTCCTACACCCTGTTCGCTGGCCCGAATCTGAAGCGGGCGATCAGCAAGTTCCAGCGTCAGGAAGGCGCGTCGGGCACCACGAAGACCTATCAGGTCACGCAGGATGCCTCCTCGCACAAGATCGACCTGGACGTTACGGTCTATGTCGGTGACTTCCACACCGTGACGGTCGTTCCCGACCTGTTCAACGGCATCGCGGACGGCGCTGATCCCTCGACCACCACCAACCAGCAGAAGGCCCGTGGCTACGTCATTGACCCCGAGCTGGTCGGTATCGGCTATATGCTGGGTATCGAGTCGAACGAGCTGCCGGACCTCGGCGGTGGTCGTCGCGGGTTCATCCTCGCGGCCCTCACCCTCCTGGTAAAGAACCCCCTCGGTCTCGGCAAGTTTGCCGGCACCAGCTAACCCTCAACCTAGGAGGAAATCACAATGGCTGATACTGCTGTCACTATCTCCCGCACCCGCACCTCGCAGCTTTCGCTGCAGGAGCAGGCTCGCGGCTTCTCCCACAAGTACACCGTCAAGAGTGCTGACGTGGCGCTGGGCACCGGTTCTACGGACACGGTGACCGTCACGCTGGGCACGCTGCCGGCGAAGTGGGCCATCAACAACGCACTGGTGAACATCTCGACTGCCTTCGCGGGCACGACGGCGTTCACGGTCGTTGTTGGCACCACCACCACGACCAACAGCTTCATCACCTCGCAATCGGTGCTGACGGCTGGTGTTCTGGCCGGTGTCCCGACGACCGCCACGGTTCGCACCGCGACCGCTGCCGCCAATATGGTGGCCGTGTTCACGAATGCGACGGGTGGTAGCCCGTCCGCCCTGACGGCGGGCGAGCTGGACATCTACCTCAACATCATCGATCTCACGACGATCGAGAAGCTGGGTTAATGCTACCTGGGGGCATCCCGTAAGGGCTCTGCCCCCTCCCCTCTTTTATGGTTCAGTCCGAGCCGCAGATCATCACCTCCCTCCCGCCGAACGTCGTCCGCGAGTTCTGGCGCGAAATGGAAGAGGGCTTGCCTGCCGAGAAGGTGCAGGCTGGTCTGCGTCAGGTTGAACAAGCCAAAGTTATGGCGGCTCAGGGCTCGACCAAGATCGATGGCCTTGGGCAGATGGCGGCCAAGATTGATGCCCGCCTGTTCTTCCGCCTTCAGCAGCAGCACGGCAACCAGGTTCACGAGTGGATGCCGGAGTATCTGAAGGACAACCCCGATATGTGCGCTAAGGGCTACCGCCCCAAGGTGAATCCCGCCCGGCGTGGGATTACTGGTGGCTGGTACGCCAACAAGGACACTTGAGGACGACCCCGTACAGCAAGGCGTTGGCGCAGATTTGCGGCCTGATCGGCGTACCGACCAGCCGCCTGTCCACCGAGCTGGCGGATAGCATCAATGTCCTCTTTAACGCCAACGTCCGCCAGATCTGGGGTGCGGGCAATTGGCCCGATCTGTCGATCTGGGGTGAAGCGCGGTTTGCCGGCAACCTGCTGACTTACCCGAATGACCTAAGCCAGACGACCTACTGGACGGCCACCAACGCTTCGATTACGGCCAATTCGATCAACAATCCGGCCGATAACCGCACCACGGCGTCAAAAGTCCTAGAAACGGCCGCAACGGGCGAGCATAAGGTGGCGCAGGCGGTTACTGGGTTCCCTTCGACGGACTATCAGGTAAGCGTGTACGCCCGCCCAAGTGGCCGGGACTACATCCGGTTGGCAGTCAACGACGGGACGACGACGTTCAGCACCTTTTTTAACGTGCAGGCTGGTACGATTGGCACGCAGGCCAACGTCACCTCGGCCAACATTCAACAGTGCCCTAACGGCTTCTTCCTCTGCACGATCACGTACACGACGGGAGCGGCCTGCACCTCGCAGACGTATAGCCTAAACGTCTCGACGGACGGTAGCACGATTTCCTACGCGGGTGACATTACCAAGGGCGTGTACGCTTGGGGTGCCCTGATGGTGCAGCAGACCAACGTCTCGCCTAACCAGTTTATTGTTCCCTACGAACAGACTGGCGAAAAGGTGATCGACGTTCTGTTCCAAGCTTGGGTGGATAACCCAGCGATGGTGACCTACCCCCGCCCGCAGGGATATGTCGTTACGGACACGGGGTTCCAGATGATTTCCACGGCTGGTGGATTTATGGGGACGAATGGGTACGTCTCGTACAACACCAATCCTGCCAATCCGGTCTACCTTTTCTACCGCCGTGCCCCTCTGAACTACTCCGGCGATACGTTTAGCGCCACGGCTACCTATGTGGCCGACCAGTACATCTACTACACGCGGACGACTGGGGCGCTGACGGGTACGTCAGATTACTGGAAGTGCCTGAGCACGACCACGGCAGGCCAAGATCCCGAGGATACCCCGGCCAAATGGGAACTACAGGAACTGCCGGAGGCCCTTAGCGGCGTGTTGGTCTGGCAGACGTTTGGCGACTGGCTGGTGCAGGACGGCCAGATGGATAAGGCCACGCAAGCCTACCAGACGGCAGAACTGAAGAAGTTGAACGAATGGGATCGCATTGAGCGGCAGATGCCTGACAACTTCCAGATGCAGGTCTTTACGCACAACACGTCGCAAAATCGTAGCTGGTAACCCACCCACCTTATGGCCTCGTTTAATCTCAATAACATCTTCCCGAAGCCGGCCATCTATCGTGGCAGTTCGGTGGCTGACCAGCGGCTTACGGTCAGCAGCTCGGCGGTTCAGCTCTCGGCCTTTGGCGATACCACCAATATGGTGATGTTCGACATTCAAGACGCCGATGTGATGTGTACGATTGATGGCAGCACGCCCACCTCGACCAACGGGCACCGCCTCTATCAGGGCCGCGCCTATACCTGGAGCACGGCAATGGCGCAGGCTGCCAAGTTCATTCGTCAGGCTGGCACCGATGCGGTGATCCACGCTAGCGAGTGCCAGTTGTGAACGTACTTGCTTCCGAGTTTGGCAGTGCTCTGAACGTCCTCGGCCAACGTATTGGCGAGGCGGACAACTACGGCACGGACTATCCGCTCTTCCTCAATACGGGAGTGCTGCTGATTGGTGGCACGACTGACAAGATCCTCACCTCAACTGGCGATAGCCTCAAGTGGGTTGCGCCGTATCCTGGACCCTAATCTGTTATGGCTGACACACGCATCAATGCCCTGAGTACGGCGACGGTTTCGATTTCCGACGACTTCCTGCCTATTGACGGCACGACCGCTGGCACCAAGAAGCTGTCTGCCTACAACCCGAGCTTTGGCGGCAACGCCACGGTGGGCGGGACGCTGACGGTGAACTCGACCGATGACGCTTCCAACAAGGACACCGGATCGCTGGTTTTGGAGGGTGGTCTTGGCGTTGAGAAGAATATCATCTCTGGACTCGGCCTTTCGGTTCGCGGAGCAGTAACGCTTCCGACTGCGTGGACTGGTGCATATGGGCTGGGCTTCGAGTACGGGTCGGCTATTTCTCGCGTATTCTTTGGCGATGGCACCGGCTACTCGCTGAAGTTTGTTTCGCGGGCCTCCAGCACCACGACGGATCGGATGACGCTTACGGATAGCGGAGTTTTGAGCGTCCTCGCCACCACCGCCTCCACCTCCACCTCGTCCGGCGCTCTGGTGGTGGGCAACGGGACGAGTGGCGGGCTGGGGGTGGGGGGCGCGGTAACGTCTGGCGGTGGCTACTACTTTGGAGCTTCGGCTGATGCGTCCCTGACCCGAGTCGCTGCTGGCGTGATTGCGCTGGGGGGCGCGGCGACGTCGCGCATAGACATTAACGGCGCAACGGACGTCGGCATCGGCTTCCGGCAAACTGGAGTGCGCGATTGGTTTGTCGCCGCTAAGTCTGCGGAACTCCAAACTTCGTGCCTGAGTGCTGGCAGCATCGCCTCCTACGAGAGCGGCGTGCTGGTGCGCGTGCGGGACACCACCGCCTCCACCTCCACCTCGTCCGGTGCGCTGGTGGTGAGCGGGGGCGTGGGGGTGGCGGGGAACGTAAGTTCTGGCGGACAAGTGGCGGCTACCGGCACCGGAACCTCTGGCCCATACATCGCCAATTCGGCTGTCATCGACTACGACAGCTCTACGGCTCGGTTCTATGGGCGCGGACCCAATACCAGCACCCGTCCTAGCTTAGGTTTCTACAGCACCTACAGCGACGGCACGGGCGGGCTGACGCTGATGACGTTCAATACGTCTGGCGCGGCCACGATTGCTAGCTCGCTAACGACTGGCGCTCCTTCTGGCGGAACTGCTGCCGCGTGGAAACTCGGCACCGTCGCCACCGTGTCCCCGACCTCGCCCAATCGGACCATCGAAGTCGATATCGGCGGCACGATCTACTACATCCACGCCAAGACCACCAACAACTAATCCCTTCCTATGAATAACGTCATCGCCATCGCCCCCGTTTCCGTCTGGACCCCTGCTGGCACCAAGAGCGCCACGCAGTTCGCCTGCCGCTACGTGAATTACCAGAACGGTCCCGCCGTTGCCGACTGCCAGCTCCTTGACGCTGCCGGTGCGGAGGTCGCCTCCCAGCTCGTCAATGCCACCGCAGCCCAGACGGCTACGTGGACCAGCGACGAGGCGTTCTACAAAGTGCTGGCCCAGAACGCTGGCCTGACGCCGCTGTGATGCGTCCCAAGGAACTGATCAAGGCTGAGATCGTCAGCCAGCTCCAGCAGCAGTCCCTCGCCATCCTCGTTGACACGCTCACCGAGGCTCAGGCGAGGATTGCCGAGCTGGAGGCCAAGCTCCAAGAGTTGCAGAAGCCCAAGGACTGAGTTGTGCCACGATGGACCGTTACCGATCATACGGTGAGAAAGACGACCGGCCAAAAGAGGTCGGTGACGGTGCCTTCATTGGGGTGGACGAGTACAACGCGTCCGAGAACATCCGTCCTGGTAACGTCCAGAAGGCCGTAAATCACGACTTTGCGGCTCAGGATGCCAACACCCGCGGCGGGTTCGTATGCCTGCCGGAGCTGGGTGCCGCAGCATTTGGACAGAAATGGGACACAGGGCCTGTCTTAGCAGACAATCTTACGGATGTAGCCTATGGGCAGGATTTGTTTGTAGCCGTCGGATCCTTCAGCATTTTTACCAGCCCGGATGCGGTTACTTGGACGCTACGCACCAGTCCTATCGCCGTTTCGTTTTCAGATATCGCGTTTTTTGGAGGCGTTTTTATTGCGGTAGGCGGTGGCTCTAGTGATCGAATTATCAGGTCAACTGATGGCATCAATTGGTCTACGGTCACAACGCCACCGGCCGTCACAAGCGCAATCAACGGCGTTTCCTATGGAGGTGGCAAATGGGTGGCCGTTGCTGCAGGCAAGTCTGCCGTCAGCACGGACAACGGTTTGGTTTGGACGACCTATACCAATAGCGTTCTAAGCTTAGCCAATGGCATCAGTTATGCCAATGGTGTGTTTGTAGCCACGATTCTTGCTGGCATTGCGTATTCTACCGATGGTCAGAATTGGACCGAGGTTGCAATACCAGCCACTGGTATTCCGAACGACGTTTGTTTTTTCAGTCAGAAATACTTTATGGTGACGACGAATGGAGAAATCTATTCGTCACCCAGCGGAGCTGTGTGGACTCAAGAACGCGGGCCATCGGCTTTGGGTTACACGTTTCGTGCTATCCTTGCCGCGCCTGGTTACGCGCTCGCCATTGGGCACAACAACATAACCGTAACTACCCAAGTCCTGTATTCAATTAACGGCACGACTTGGTTGGAAACCACGGATGTTCCGACTGCGGATATCTGGCAGGCAACCTACGGAGCAGGTAAGATTGTTGCTGTAGGATTTGCTGGCGCGATTATCTACAGTTCTAGTGTGGTAACGGCTATTTATGGCTCTGGCCTATTTTCGGACCCGTTGGAAAAGGATCGTCCGTGGATTATGGCAGTGGCTACGGACAAAGTCGGGTTCTTTGCCTTTGGCAAAGCCAGCAAGACGGTCAGCCTAGGCAGTTATCGGGTCACTGAGCAATCCACCATCGTCCAGGCTAACAACTACGTGTACCTGTTCCGTGGCGAGGATGAGACCCCGCTGCGCTGGGATGGTTCTTGGGACAACGACTTTGAGCTGGTGCCCAACACGACGCTGCCTTCGTCGTTTGCCAGTATCCCGAACAGCAACCAAGCCACGTTCTACCAGAACCGGCTGTGGGTGCGGGATGGCAAGGATAGCATCGCTGCCTCTGACGTGCTGGCGTTCACCGACTTTGACCCGCAGGCCAACGAGTTCAACTTGAACACGGGCAACTCGGACTACATCGTCACTACCTTCCCGTTTGGAACGAACTCGCTGGTCGTCTTTAAGAACAAGTCGATCTTGGTGCTGAACAACGTCGAGGGTTCCTTGCTGGACGTGACTTCGACCGAGGTGACGCGGCAGGTCGGTGCGATTGGCATCAACGCCGTCACCTCTATCGGACCGGATTTGGCCTACGTCAGCTACGGGAACATCAACCTGCTGACGCTGACTAGCACCAACAACGCTCTCCAGCACAAGACCCTGCCCCTTTCGGCCCGCATCCGGAAGATAATGAATCGGGTCAACTGGGAGGTCGGCTACAAGATTTCGCTGGGCTACTGGAGCAACAAGCTGTACGTGGCCTTGCCGTTGGATAACAGCCAGTTCTGCAACGCAGTGGTGGTGTACAACTTCATCACCGAGCAATGGTTCGGGGAATGGAACTTTAGCCCGGACCTCAATATGTGCATCCAAGGCTGGCAGGTGACCGACTACCTCGGCCTGCAGCGCCTGCACGCCATCACTGAGGACGGTCGGATCTTCGTCACGGACGAGGGCCAGAACGACATCAGCGGGACGACGGTGTCCGAGATCTCCACCGAGCTGGTGACGCGGGCGTATGTCGTTGAGGAGGGTAACCATTTCCAGCGGCGCATCTACCTGGATCTGGCGACCAACCGGCCGCAGTTCTCCTGCGCGGCCTACACCGAGGGAGCCAGCGAGGAGTCTGTGCTGGTGACGGACCAGACCTACAGCCGTGCGGAGAGCTGGAAATGGGCGGATAGCGCCTATGACCTGACGAACGCCAACGACGACTACAACCGGGCGTATCGGAAGGACTACTCAACGGGGCCGGCATCCGTGCAGACTGGCAGCGGCTTTGAACCGGAGATGCTACAGGAGCTTCGCTTGCCCCTCTTGGTGCGCCGCCAGGGTCGCCTAAGCTGGATCAAGGTAACCAATACCCAAGGCTTCATCAGCGTTATGTCCCTCGCGTTTGAGACCCGCCCGGGCCAGCGCGCCAACTTCGTCCAAGTCTAACTATGTACCAGTTCAAGATGCCGTCCAATTTGGTGCAGCGGGGTCAGCCGGTGCCGCAGTTCCCCGGTATGCAGCAGACGCCCGCAATGCCTCGGATGGCCGCCGCGCCGCAGGCTCCAGCGGCTCCCCAAGCTCCGAGCCTCAATGACCTGATGGCCTACTACAACCCGCAGGCGATGGCTCCAATGGCGCCCACCGCCCCGATGGCACCGCAGGCACCCCGCGCTCCTTCTTTGGAATCAATGGGGCCGATGGGGATGGGGATGCCGGCATATGGAGGGATGCCCTCGTATGGCTCCTCGATGCCACAATCGTCTGGCCCTTCGTTCTTTACGCTCTAAACCGCCGTCCCTATGGCTAACGTCACACCAGGCTACACCTTCACGGGGACCACGGACCCGATCACCTACACCAAGCTGAATCTGCTTGGGCAGCCTACGGTGGCTATCGGCAACGATGAGGTCACCTCAACGATGATCGCCAGCAGCATCACGCTGGAGAGCCCGTCCGTGACGGGAGGGCTGACGGTTAGTTCCGGCGGGCTTACGGTCTCAGCAGATGGGGCCACGATTACCGCTGGTGGGCTTACGGTCACGGCCGGCGGTCTGACGGTTTCTGCCGGCGGGGCCAGCGTGGCTGGTGGCCTGACCGTTAGCACGGGTGGGGCCACGATCTCGGCAGGTGGCATCACGCTGGGTGCCAGTACTCCGATCAATATGGCAGCCACGACGGAAACGTTTGGCGGCACGATTGCACTGACGTTTGGTGCAGAGAAGGGGAATACACGGTTGATTCCTTGCAGCTCTAGCACTGCAGCGACGATTAATGCTGCAACGGTTCCGAGTGCGGGTTACATCCTAATTCTGCGCTTTACTACGGATGCTACTGCGTCCAACGCCATCACGTTTGGCACGAACTTCAAAGACACTGGCACGTACAACCTTAACAGCGCCAATCATTGGTATACGGCCACGTTTGTGTCAGATGGTCAGTATTTGATTGAGGTCTGTCGCTCCGGCGGGGCGGCCTAAGCCCGATGTTTGAGGAAGATCAGTTATTCGGCGGCCAAGATCAGGGCATCTTTGATGCGCCTGCACTGAAGACTGACTACATTCAGCAACTATCGGCTGCGCCCAGTATCTTTGATAGTCCTTCCATTGCAGCTACACCCGTTGGCCCGATCAGACCAAGCGGTGGGTCTGGCACCGTCGGCGGCGCAACGGTTATCGGAGCGGATGGCGGCGCAGGAAATCGTGCAATTCAGTCGCAGATTGATGCACTCAACCAGGAGCTGACGCAGATCGATCCAAATGACCCTGAATCGCAGGTGCGGATCAATTCGATCAACAACAACATCTTCAATCTGAATCAGCGGATGAACCAGTTGTTGGGCACCTACACGCCCAACGTCGTTCAGCCCAACCCTAACGTCACGCCGACCACACCGACGACTCCCGGAACGTCTGTAGGCCCAATGAATCCATCGCCGGGGGCCGCCAAGTCGCCCATTGATTTGGCCGTCGAGCGGAATGTTGCCTCAGCGCGGGCCAAGGTTGGCGGCCGCGATTTGACCGATAACGAGATCGCAATGGCGGTCAATGGGGCGATGCTGGAGGTGTACGGCCCGCCGGACCCGACGAAGAAGCAGGATAACATTTTCACGATTTTCAAAGACGGCGTGCCGCTGATCATTCCTTTGCCGATTGATCCGGCGCTGGCGGCCTTGCTCAGTCTTGGCAGCATCTTTGCCGGTGGCATTCCGAGCCTGTTTCCCAGCGGAAGTACTCCGGCTGGCGTGACTGGCGGAACGCCCGGTGGTGTTGCTGGGGGCACTGCGGGCGGCACCGGAGCGACCCCCACTGGCGGCGGAGGAGCGCAACCACAAGGTGGCAATCCCAAGCCAGAAGAAGCGCCTCCAGAAGGCACCGAGTGGGAGTTGATCAATGGCGTCTGGCAGGCCGTTTCGATTGCCCCACCCCCCAATCAGCCGCCTGGGCCAAACGAGGAATGGAAGCGGGTTGATGGCATTTGGATTCTTGTGCCTAAGCCGGATTGTCCTCCCGGCAAATCGCGGGATGCATCGGGCGAATGCGTGGATACTCCTCCGCCCCCTCCGCCCCCGCCTCCCCCGCCACCTCCCCCTCCCCCCCCACCTC